CATGTTTTGTCAAGACTTTTATTATATGGTTCTATTACATTCTGATAGACAGATTCAGCAATAGCCTTCATCATCAATGAGGGTACCATTCTGCCACATCTTTCTATCTTTTGTGACATAGAACCAGTTACTTTAAAATCATCTGGTAAAGACATTATACGCTTTATCTCATTAATTGTTAATCTTCTCTTTTCGATAAAATGACAAACATCTGCATTTGTAGTAATTGTGGGTGCTGGATGGTGTCTAGACATTTTCTTAACATTGAAATGCCATCCTTTAGGATGATAATCATTTCCCCCTAATACTTTATCTGGGTCATCTGGCATAAGAGATGCTGTATCTTTATAGTGCGCAGAACTTAACCATGTGTCTGTACACCACTTTAATTCCTCTGAATCTAATTTTAAATCCTTTAGTGCTTCTCCTGCTGAAACTATATCTCTACTTTCTTGTGGAAAGATACTAGAGATGTTCATAAATGTTAATCCTATGGCCTCTGTAACATCCTCACGAACTGCTATAAAGATAACTCGCCTTCTAGACTGTGGTACTCCAAAGTGTGATGCATTTAAAATCTTGTATGATACATCATAACCAATTTTTTCAAATGTATTTACAATCTCATTTAGCTTTAATTTTGCTTCGCCTGCTAGAAGACCTGCAACATTTTCACCTATAATTACTTTTGGTTTTATTTCTTCTGCAACTCTAAGATACTCAAAAAATAAGTCTTCTATATTTTCTACTACTTTGTTGTCTGAATACTTTTTAGTTTTACCCCAGCCATCAGAATGTTTTGAACCAGACTTTCCTAATGTACCACACATTGAGAAAGCAGAACATGGTGGTGAGCCATCTAATATATCTAGTTCACCTTTTTGTATTCCAGCAGTTTCTAAAAAGTCTTTACCTGTAAGTTCTTTTATATCATCAGGTAGTATTTTTGTATCTGGGTAATTTTCTTTATATGTAATTCTTGCTTGTTCTACAAACTCATTTACACAAAGTATATTTCCACCTGCAAGTCTGTAACCTGTAGATGAACCACCACCACCTGCAAAGGTAGATATGACACTAAACTTATTTTGTGCCGATGCTTCTTTTACATATTTTAAATTATACTTTTGATACTTCATATTAAAAATCTATACATCTTCCTTTTGATTCCCAATCATTATAACGAGTAGGTTCTAAACCATCTTTTCTTCCACCTATCTCTTTAGGGTTTTTTTTATAATATGGTTTCAATACTTTTTCATAAATTGATTCTGCGATTGCTTTCATCATAAGTGGTGGTACCATTCTTCCACATCTTTCTGACTGTTGATTAAAACTACCTGTTAGTTTAAAGTCATCAGGTAATGACATCATTCTTTTTGTTTCTTTAACTGTAAATGTTCTAGGTTCATGCCAGTGCATAGCACCACCTGTTGCAGTAATTGTTGGAGCAGGTTTATGTCTAGATGTTTTTTTCATATTAAAGTGATGACCTTTAGGATGATAATCACAACCTGTTTCTACTTTGTTTGGGTCATCTGGCATCTTTAACCAAGTTTCATAATGAGAAGTTTTTTTAAACTTTTCTATTAACATGTCTGCCTCTTTTCTATCTACTTCTACATCAGTTAAACAATCTTCTAATGTCACAATGTCTTTACTTTCATCTGGGAATAAACTTTGAATATTCATAAATGTTAATCCTATCTCTTGTGTCACATCTTCGCGAACAGCAATAAAGATAGTTCTTTGTCTAGTTTGTGGTACTCCATAATGTACAGAATTTAATACTTTGTATGATACATCATATCCTATTTCTTCAAATGTATTTACTATTTTGAAAAGATAATTTTTTGCTTCACCAACAGTTAATCCTTTTACATTCTCAGCAATAATTACTTTAGGTTTTAAATCTTTTGCTATTCTTAAAAACTCAAAAAATAAGTCTTCTATATTTTCTACTTTCTTACCATCAGAATAACTTTTAGTTTGACCCCAACCTTTAGAGTGACTACCTTGTACCATTGCACCAGATACAGAAAATGCAGAACATGGTGGTGAACCATCAAAGATATCTATGTCACCATATTTGTTAAAATCTTCTGCAGTAAGTTTTTTTATATCATCAGGTAGTACAGGTGTATTAGGATAGTTTTCTTTATATGTGTTTATGGCTTGTTCCACAAATTCATTTACACATAATATCTTACCACCTGCCAAACGATAACCTGTGGAACTACCACCACCACCAGCAAAGGTAGATACTACTGTAAACTTCTCTTGTTCAGAAGCCTTGACAACATCTTTTAAATTATAAGATTTATATTTCACTTTCTTCTTTTAACCATTCTTCTAAATTTGCTGTATTATCAAATTCATACCAATCACTATATACTTCTAACATTCTAGTCCTATTTCTAAAATTAACTTCTCTATTATTTAGCAAAGTTCCAAATAATTTATCTACACCTGCACCCAACTGTAAATTTAAATGATTCTCTACTTTGTCTATTTCATTAAATTCATAAAATCCATTTCTTACATGATGTTTTTGAAATGGTTTGTTTAACTGTTCATGATTGTGTCTATAAAAAAATTCTTTTACTGGTGTAGTTAAGTATGGTGTTATAAGTTTTTTATTATTCATCTCTGCAACTTTATTATGCCATATATAACCAGCTTGATTTTCTTCTTTAAAATAGTTATCTCTAAACTCATCAAAGTTATCACCTTTATAATGTATCATAGCTTTTTTACTTAATCCATAATAACCATCTGCAGCCCAACCAGATAAAACATAGTTTTCTTTTATTTGTGGATAGATGTATAGGAATGGAAATGTACATTCAAATTGTGTTTTCTTTTTACATCCTAATCTAACTAAGTTATGAAAATCTTCTATTAGTCTATTCTTTGGTATGGTAATACCAACAAATCTCCAATTTCTAATTTGAGCAATATCTTTTGCTTTATTGTAATCATAAGATGGTTCATCTTCTAATCTAAAACTATATGCAGTTATTTTTTTTCCAAGTCTTTCTGCTGCAAAAGCAACAGAGATAGAATCAACACCACCAGATAATAATACTGCAACTTTTTTTTCTGGTACAGAATTATTTACTTCATTTGTTAATATTTTATCTATCATTAAATGGTCAAAAGTATTTTTACTTTTAAATATTGTATCCCAATTATCAGAATATGTTTCTTGATTAACTTTCATAGGTCTTTTTTTACTTCCTTTACTCATCCATTATCACCACTAATACAGCACACAAAACACCAACGACTATAACTGCAACAATCATACTACCAGCACCCATTAGAAAAACTCCTCTAGTGTTCCTTGTGTTCCATAACTACCATCTATCTGCCATTGTATAATACCAGTAATAAACTTTAATGGTTCTATAAATGACTTTTCAAATTGCATATCATAATCTACTATACTGTGTAAGTTTAATTCTTTTGGTAACTTAGTCATAAATGATATAGATGTTGATTGATATGTGTTTGGTATTTTCATATGTAAAAATTTAATCTTATCACCCTCTTGTATAAAAGGATACTTACCTTGTAATTTTTTCTCCTTTAAAAGATGATTATATAATATTGCACCTTTACAATGTATTGGTGCTCCTTTCTTAAATAGATTATGTGATTCAGTCCATTTTAATAATCCATTTACAGAGCGTGGGTACGCAACCATTTCTGGTTTTAGTGTCATAAACTCTGTTCTAAAATCTTGTATAAAACTATTTAGCACTTTTGAATCTTCATTCATTATAATTTTTAATGCTTGTTTAATTTTTTCACGACATGGTGCAGGGGTTGATGACTTTACAGCTTCAACACCCATGATTTTTAATTTAGGTTCTTTATAACGAACACCTTCAACATCATGTGCATTTAAAATATATCTTTTCTTTGCAACCCAAATTCCTTTGTCGGCAATCACTTCTCTTTTCATTTGCATTTTTTGTTCATATGCATTTACATAGTCAGCGAGTTCTTGATAACTTTTATCAATAAAAGGTTCGATTTTATCTGTAGCC